CCACGCCAGTAATGTGTTTGCTTTGCATTATCGTACATACCATAAAGCACTGTTATTGCAACCATAATTGCAACCCATAACAGGCCAGCTTCTTTTAGATCCATATAGCCCTATCTGCCCGCAAACTTTGCGGTACAGGCATAGTGTTGCACCTGTGTACGACTTTGTGGATTATTTAGGGCGTAGTTTGTATAACGTTTGTATAACAAATTATCTGTAAAGTTTGCCCTCAAATATAAAACTGCCATCGGAATTGACAGGAATAGTAACAACTTGGACTTTACGCTCGTGCACATAGGCAACTGCGAATCCTGTCTGCCAGTTGGCATAGCCCCTTGTATAAGCCATACCGCTTGAACTTAACGATACCATACAACCTACTTCGACACCCCATACAGTACGCCCAAATTGGCCTCTAGATGCCTCTGTAAAGGCCGTTTGGCCTAATCTATGGGTATGCCCACAGACTACGCTCTTTCCATGCCTTCTAGCCCCATTTAAGGCCGTTTGACCAGGTATTTGAGATATAGGGAATGTATCGCCATGGACTGCTATCCAGCCTGGTGCCCAGTCAATACCCTGTGGCGCAAACTTAATGCCTAGCTTGTCGTAGCCCATGAATCGTTCGTATTGCATTTCAGGTAAATTAAGAAAACTTGGTAATCGTCTTTTAATCGATTTGTAAAGTCTAATGCCGTGGTTGCTGCCGACTACATCTGTAACGCCTAGATAACTTAATACTTCTTGGGTCAGCTGTCGATCTTCGTGAATGTTCCCGACCATCTCATCAATAGTATTAGCGTTGAAACCGCCTAGTTGTGGCAGATCAATTTCATCACCTATACAGATCGTGCGATGGGGTTTCCATTTAGCCAGGAAACGGCCTACTGATTTAACTATTGCATCATTATAAAAGGGAACTTGGAGATCACTGACAAACGCTACGCGCTTAATCGTCATCCTCATCTGGAGTAGGAATAGATGGGATAATGCCGCCTTCGCCGACTACCCAATCAGGCATAGATAAAGGACTATCCATTAAAGCCAGTGCAAGCGGCTCACTAAATCCAGCCTTGCGTGCAGCCTTGTACATCTCATGCTTACAAATATAGAAAACTTCTAGCTTAGATAAAGGATCAGGTGATTTACGCACCACGCGCCTATTGATCTTCTTCCGCTTACGTGTATTAGCCATGTGTTTATTGTCTCTTACTCATAATAGAAAACAGATCATCAACACGCTGCTCTAATCTAGTTAACTGATCTTTCATGCTAGATCCACCGTTAGGTCGTAACTCGTTTAACCAGCCTTTAATAAGAAAGCGCAGACCCACTAATAAACTTGTCAATACCGCGCATACGCCAGCCCCAAAGCCAGCCCATTCTGCCGGTGTCATTTCGCATCAATGCCATAATCAACTTCTTTACCAGAAGTAGGATCAATAGCTTTGATTAGGGGTGCAACTAAAGCACCTAGAAGAATTGCATACTCTGGCTTGATGTCGCCAACAATAGCCAAAGCAACAGTTATGCCTGATGCTGCTACAGCTCTTAAATATGACTTAATTGCTGCTTTATGTTTTTTGTTAAGTTTCATATTTTTCCCCCTAGTAGTGGTATATCGAACGCTCTACCATCTTTGTCGCCAGCCTTTGTAAAGCTAACGTGGATGTGTTTTGTATGTTTGTTAAAACCTGAATATTTACGCCACTTAAAATTAAGAATCCTGCTAGCAATCATGCCGTTATGTATTACGTAAGATATGCGCTTATCGGTTTTCGCACAGATTCTGATCTGGTCAGCCAGATAAACCGAGAGCCCTTCGGATGTATCCAGCCTAGAATCAATATCAATGGCTCGCACGCATCCGGTGCTGTCTGGATTATGATCCGATTTTCTGGCAGCATGACGAGCATCGCCCAGCCATCCATTATTGGAAGTGCGCTGATCCGGATACCAGGTAGTAACGGCATCTCTAAGCTCTTCTCCAGCTGCGCACAGCCAAGGCTTCATTACTACTTATTATCTTCTAAATACTTCAAGTATTCTTGATAATCTGAGTTAGCAGGATCTAATGGAATAAATGAAATAACATCATTTTCATCTATTGCTTTTAAGCAAGAAGGTGCTGTTCCAGATGCTTCAATTAGTTCATATTTTATCATTATAACTCCGCGCTTGCTGTCCAGTGGAATCTAACATAAGTATTTGCTGTCATTCCTGTTGTTGCATAAACTCTACCAATTCCCAAAGTTCCAGTTGAAACACTTGAAACAGTATAAGAAGTGCTAGTTGCTAAAAAAGAACCCGTTGCACCTGATGATGTGTTATAAATTGTAATTGTTGGTTGAGTTCTTTTAGTAACCTTGAAATAAGCAGTTCCATTTACAAGGGTTGTATCACCAGCATTGGCAGATGTCCAAGTGGCATAAGTTTCATCTACTGTGCCCAAAGATGTATCTGGTGAATAGGATTTTTCAAAATACCTTTGGCAAGCGGCTAACTCTCCTTGGATTGTTCCGCCAGCGCGGCTAAAGGTTGTGGCAGTTGAACCTAGTTCTAGTTGAACGCCAGTTATTTCAATATAATCATTTGTGCTAGCAGTACCAGTTGGTGTAAATCCAAGTTGCACACCTATTTCCGTTGCAGTTGCTCCAACAGTTCCAGTTACCGTAAAGCGTTGCCAAGTTGTTGTGAGTGTTTTGGATTGGTTTATTACTGTTGCATTTCCTGTGTAACCAGCGATGAAGTTTTGGTCTGTTCCTGTGCCTGAAAAAATACCAGCAAACATTATGCTACCCGATGATGAAAGGTTTGAACCTGCGCGAGCATAGAAAGACATTATGACTGTTTTGCCAGCCAAAGGAATAGAATTAACAGACTCTAGGGATTGAGAAATAAGAATATCGTTTGTTGCTGTATTTCCTGAGTTGCGTTGTAATCGTTGGCAATACTGAATTGAAGGAAGATTTGTTGTATCGCCTGTAACTTGACGGCTAAATGTAGAGCCAGCAACAGCACGATAGTTCATCCATCTATCTGCAAGATAAGTCGGATAACTGCCAGCAGCAGAAGTGCCACGCTGCCATATATCCATACCACCATTGATAATGGCGTTCTTACCCGCAGCATCTAATGGTTTGTAATTTAATCCAGTTGTAGCGGCGCTATCCGCGACAAGTGTCTCACCTGAATTTCCAACCGCTAATCTTGCAGGTGTATCACTACCACTAGCTGCAACAATATCGCCCTTAGCATCTACAATAGAATTTTGAATAGCATTTGAATCATCAAAGCCAACCCATGCAGATCCGCTATAAGTTAAAACTGCATCGGTATCTTTTAGATAACAGCATTGACCTTCCTGTGGTGAAGTGATTGCTGCATCTCTAGCTGCGGCACTGGCAAACACCAACACGCCTTGCATTAAATAACCATTTACATTGTCAGCGGTAAGAACCTCGCCTGTCGTAAACGTCTTAAAGCCTAATCCTGCTGCCATTTTAACTCCTTAATAACTAAGGACATTATAGCCCAAAGTACCATAAATGCTATTATTTAGGATAAATGCATCTATAACGGGCTCTAGTGTCGTGAACGTGGTTTTCCAACTATTTGGTGTTATTTGATTACGTGTGCCAAAGATCTGCAAGGTTTTCTCTATCGTAGATCCACCTGGCTGGGTGGTGATTACTTTGATCGGATCAAAGAACTCTAGGTCTAAGGCGGCTATCACACCAGTCGTATAATTTGGCGTATAAAGATCCAGGATAATTGCATCGCATCTGATGGAAGTCTCAGCCCTACTAGCTACATAAGCTCTGGCATAATCTAGGGCTACCGCATCAGTTTGCATAAGAAGGTTATTTAAGAAGTAACTATGTAGAAAATACTTATCTATAGATGCTTGATTTAGGGCTACCTGTTCTGTACCACCAGACCTAGTAATAGTGGCTTTATTAAATATCAATACATCGTTAAGAATCCAATTAGCATTGGCATATAAAATTCCTGATCCATCATCTGCAAATGTTGTAACAGCACCACCAATAGATCCTGCCGTAACAGACCGGTCTTGGAAAACAAAACTACCAGTCGCATCAATATACAAAGCACCATATTCTGAATCTGAGACAGTAGTCAGTGCTGCCAAAGCTGTGCGGTTAGTATTTGGATCTGCCTGTAAAGTAGTAAGACCTGGATCAATATCACGCATAGTCGCAGGCCATGAAATCTGATCTAATATTTGATTAACTCTAGTGCCGGATAGGTTGCCAGCAGCAGCACCAGTGACTGTACTGATCTGTGCTAGTTGCGCTAATCTAAACGCATCCACAGCTTGAATAGTAGTTATAGCCACATCCTCTGATGCTTCTCTAGGATAAGTAGTTAAATAACTTGTAATAAATCCTGAAAATATAGGATAAGTAACGCCTTCATATGTGGCAGTAATCTGCACTTTTTTCATCGGATCTAAAAGGCCCGCATATGGACTGCTCAAATTCTGGGGATTAAATTCGCCTAACTGATCTACTATGCGTAATGTCAACGATCCTGTCTGGAATTGATCTGATAATGCAGTACGACCTCTATTGGTCTCTATGCTATTTATGCGATCTGATACATCTACAATTACAGCTGCTGCATCGGATAATATGTTTGTGCCTAATATACCTGCATCTAATATCATTGCCTGAGCAAAACTAGGTCCGGTACTAAAATTGATTACAGCGTTTACTACAGGTACTGTCATACCAAGAATCCGTTAGGCACTGTTGAATAACCTGATCTAGTTGCTAACTGAATACTCTCAGCAATAGCCTGGCTCATTCTGTCATTACCAGCATCTACAGTAAGTCTTATATCCATAGGTGAACTGCTTGAAGTTCTTTGTATTGAGCCTGATGTAAGAAGATTTAACATATCAACAGCAGGTTTAGCCGCTGCCAAAGAATCCGCTATGGTTTTTCTTAGGTTTTCTTCGCTTGGATTTATTAAATTATTTAAAGCATTTTGAGTAGGTTTAGTAGATTCTAAAATAGCGCCTATGCTGGTTTTTAGATTTTCTTGAGTTGGATTTATTATAGTATTTAAACTAGTTAATTGAGGTTTAACAGAGTCTAAAATACTTCTAATAGATTGTCTTAATGTTTCTATCATTTGTTCAAACGATGTTGTTAATTTACCAGCAGCCTCTGCTAACTTTCTTAATGCTTCGGCTGCTTCCATTTCGGCTAATAACTTTTTAGCCAGTGCTTCATTGTTATCTAGTATGGCTAACTGCGCTCTTAAACGTAGTTTAGTTTCTTCATCGGTTGCATTGTTTAAGGCAGCAGTTAAACCTATGCGCTCTAAATCAAACTTCTTTTTTAATTCTTCAACGTTTTTATTTTCTATTCCATTTTTTAAAGCAAGTAATCTTAATTCTTCCTTACGCGCAGCGGCAGCTTTTTTAATAGCATTAGCTTCTGCTGCTCTAGCAATATCAACACCAGCACTAGACCCTAAGCTGTAGGTAAAATTAGATTTAGGTTTAGTTGCTTCACTTGCACCAAAAGATGCTAACTTTGCTATTAAAGAATTGTTGTATAAAAATCCAATAACTTTGTCTAATTTTAATTTAGAGAATATAGCTGAACCAATACTAATAACTCGGCCTAATATAGCACCTAGGCCAACCACTACGTTTGCAATAGTTGTAGCCACTTTTTCCATAGCATTACCGAATGAAGATATATTTTTGTCTTTACCTAGCATACTTAAAGCATCAAGCAAACCTTTACCTATAGTCTCACTAGCATTAGCACTAGAAGTTTTTAATACATCCATTTTGCCTGCGTAGGTGTCTAATCTTGCTAAAGCCTGACCTGAAAACTTATTAGACACTTCATCTAAAATCATGTTCATATCGCCACTGGCTAATGTGGTTTTACTAATTCCAGCACCTAATCTAGCTAGAGCAGTGGTTTGTCCAGCATAACCTTTAGCAATAGCTGCGCTAACTTCTACAACGCTTTTACCTGTGCCAGCTGCTACATCTAATGCAATAGCCAAAGCTTTTTGGCTTTGAATCAATGATCCGCTAGCGGTTAGAATTGTCTGTAATGCAGGCCTTAATTGGTCATCTAGTACACCTGTAGCCTGTTGTAAATTGGCTATATAAAGTTCAACACCAGGTGAAGAAAAAGCATAGCCAGTGTTGATTAGTTGAACTTCTAAGGCTTTAGCAGCTGCCTGATCTTCGGAAAAGGCTTTAACTGCATTTTTACTAAAGTTAATGATTGAGCTTGCAGCGAATACACTTGCAAAGGTTTTACCAAGACTTTTAACTGATTTGTCAAATGCGCTGATTTCTTTTTGACCTTTTTTAAGTCCTTTGTTATCAAAGGTGCTGACTGCGCTAACAATTAAATTAGGCACTATGCGGCCTTTCTTAATTCTGTATCTTTTTTAAACTTAATGGCTACTGTATCGATTGCATCAACCACGGCTGGAATAACTTTGTTTTTAGTTTCATCCCAAGCACGGAAAATAACACGGCCTCGCTGTTTGCCCTGGCCTTTCATACTACTTAACATTTCGGCAGCTGAATTGAACTCGGCTGGCGCATTAGGGTTTAATGATTTATTATATCTAGGTTTGTTTAATCGACCTGCGGTTTCAAATATTGCGCCTGATCTAGAATTATTGTAAACATAAAATGCAGCTCTATAGCCACTGTTATTGCGTTTGTTTTGACCTGCTGAATAAGCCACGCCACTACGCGCTAAAGCGTAATCGTATGGTGGAAAAAGTCTTTTAGGATCTTTAATAGTTTCTATTGATGCAGTGCCTTTAGCCCAGCCACTTAACACTTCGTTTTGTGCAGGTAAATAATTACGTGCTCGATCTCGCACAATTAACATAGCTTGCCTGACGTTTTTAGACATCTCTTTGTTGAGATTTTTATCTACGTCTTTCATGGCTTTTTGGAGTTGTTTAACGCCTGATACGTTTACTGGCATTTTTGATCTCCTTAGCTCTGTCTGTTAGGACTTGTATAATGGCGTTATACATATCCGTATCCATCTCAATAAACTCTTTCGGCGCAATTCCAGTTTCTACACTAAGACTTGCTATAGCATAAATTAAAGAATTACGCGATGCTATTTTTTTTCTTCGTCCAATACCTCAACAGTTTCAAGAGTGTCAATAAATTCTGTGCCCCATAATGGTATTTGTGCACCAGCCCTACGCAAACATTCGTAAGCGATCCAGAAGATTTCTGTCTGGCGTTCATGCTCACGTAGGACTTTGCTAATTCCTGATCCGTATTTTAACTCGAAAGCGTACTCAACACCTGGTGTGATCTTATGTTCTGATACCTCACCATTAGCCCTTGTTATCTTTAGCTTTGCCATTGTTACTCCTTAGTTAAAATGCCACCGATGTGGACACTGTTAATGCGGAGTTTAGCGTAAAGGTGACGCTAGAAGAAGCAATTTCAGCGACGCCGCCTGTACCGATTGGAGTAAGGTTATTTACCAGTATTGAGAATTGGTAAGTAGGGTTCGTAGCAGATACGGCAGTGCCTTTAACAGTAATTACCGATACTGTAAGTGTTTGACCGAATGCTGCATTAAGTGTTGTCATAACTTGGCTTGCTGCCCAGTCATTGAGAAAGTCGATGGTAAATGAACCAGATTGGAGTCCAGCTGCGAAACGGTGTGCGGAGTCAGACATTGTTGTCACTTCAAGTTCATCTACGATCTGGTTAATAACTGCGCTGGTGACATAAGAGCTAATGTCGATAGATGGTACAGTAGGCGCAGCGGCAGTAGCCAGTTTAACGCCTACATTGTTATTTAAGTATATGGCCATGTTATTCCTCTTCTTTTTTAGTTTGTGCGGTTTGTTTTGGTGTTTCTTTGATTTGACCTATCTTTATTAAAAAGGCTAAGTCGTCTGCTTGTGAACTCATTTTAACTCCAGCTCGTTAGGATTGATACGTTGATTTCTGACGTTAATAAATCTCCACTAGCTGCATTAGTTATAGCTGGAGCGGAGACACTTGATATGTTATAAACTAGGGTCGATGCCGCTAGTTTTGTTACAACTGCCACAATAAAGTTTTCCATGCCTAGCAAGTTGCCTTGGTTATCAAATGCAGGCGTAGTTATTAAAATCTTAAAATTAGCCATTGGCGCAATACTTGTCTGGCTGTTATTGCTTGGCACGATGTAATCCGATGCTGGGGTAATAACCACACTGTTAGCCAATAAAGTTGCCGGCGGAAATGCAAAGGTAGACCACACGCCATTATTTGTAAGTGCGGTTGCTAGTGTGCCACGTAGGGTGCTTATTGCAGCCATTAGCCCACCAGTGATGCTGGACTTGAATACGGCTGGATGAGACCTCTGACTCTATTTACGAGTTGGTACCCCATTCTGTAAGGAGATGCAGATATCCCATCCATACCGACCCCACCTGTCTGGCTGACTTGACGTGCTTGCCAGATGTCTACAGCTACGATCATCGCAGCCTCTCTTATGGCAGGGGTTGTCGCGTAAGATTGGGTCTTATGGTCTGGGCCAGTGACTAGGCCGTAT